CCTGACCATCGCCGCCCCGTTCGACGTGAACGACCTCCCCGTGGACTGTGACGCCTACCTGGCGTTCCACGGCCACGCCGGACGGGACGAGATGGCGGAGTTCAACCCCCTGGCAGAGGGCTGACCCATGCGCGCCCTCCTGATCGACGGCCCAGCGGAGGGCCGCACCTACGTCATACGCCCAGGCATGGCGCGCATCGTGATCCCCCTGGAGCCACCCCTGGCGGCCTTCCTGAACCCCAGGGCGCTAGTCCTGGAGACCGCGAACTATGACCGCCGATGGGACCTGGAAGCCCAGCCCGCCGACACCATCGCCCTGTACTCATTCAGCCGAACAGATAGGACCGCACCATGAGCGGCGAGACCATCATCCACGTCATCGGGAACCTGACCGGAGACCCCGAACTCAGGTTCACCCCGTCCGGCGCCGCCGTGGCGAACTTCACCGTGGCATCCACCCCCCGCCTGTTCGACCGCCAGGCGAACGAATGGAAGGACGGAGACACCCTGTTCATGCGGTGCGCCGCCTGGCGCGAGATGGCGGAGAACATCGCGGAGTCTCTGACGAAGGGCACCCGCGTCATCGCCTCCGGGCGCCTGGTCCAGCGGTCCTACGAAACCAGGGAGGGCGAGAAGCGCACCGTGGTCGAACTCCAGGTGGACGATATCGGGCCGTCCCTGAAGTACGCCTCCGCGAAGGTCACCCGCGCCCAGCGCACCGCCGGGGCAGGCTCCGGGTTCGGGGCAGGCGCCCAGGCCCAGCACGGCCAGGGGAACCAGGACGTGGACCCGTGGGCCACCCAGGGGCCGACAGGTGGTGCTGGTGGGTTCGGCGGGTCCCAGGTCCTCCAGGACGAACCGCCGTCCTAGGCTGGAGGGCAGGCCACCCAGACCCGTCGCTGGTACTGGGTGGCCTGTTCCCCGGAATGGTCACGGAACCCCGGGTAGTGCGCTACTCTGAACCCATGACCACCAGCCGCACCGCCGCCGCCCAGCCACACCGGATTACCTGGTGGGTGTACGCCGGAGACCAGCGCATCCGGCACACCGCCACCATGCGGGGCCAGTGGGGTTATGACGCCACCTGCTCCTGCGGGTGGGAGACCCACACTGGTGGGGCCGTCCGCCGATACGTCCAGGACTCCGTGGACTTCCACAAATGGGAGATGAAGCCGTGACCAGCCACCCCGCCGTCACCGCGTCCCTGGCGTCCTGGCGGGAGGCCCGCGCCGCGTTCCAGGACTACCTGGAGGCCCAGTACGCGAACGCCCTGGAGGCGACGTGCGGGAACCTCCTGAACGCCCGGGGGAGGGCCGCCGGGAAGGACTCCATGGGTCTGTTCCTGGGGCCGCGCTACCAGGCGAACGCCTACGCCTCCCCCGAACTCCTGGAGTGGTGGGACACCCACGGGCGCCTCACCTTCCAGGACTGGGAGGACCAGTCCGGCCTGTTCCCCGGGCGCTCCTGGGGAGACGCCATCCGTGACCATTCAGACGAACAGGAAGCCCACCGATGAAGCACCACGACCCCGACGCCGCCCCCGACTACCCCGACCTCCGCCGCGCCGTCACCCTGGAGCCTGCACCCATGCCCCCCATGTACCCGGAGCGGTACCTGGTGCGCTCCGCGAAGGGGCGCTACCTGGGCCGGGTCATGCTCCACCGGGACGGAGACTGGCTGGCCGCCGCGTACCGCTCCACCGCACCCCACACCAGCCACGCCACGAAGGAACAGGCCGTCCGCTGGGTTCTGGCCCAGCCGGGTGAGTAATGCGCTACCCTGGGGGACGACGTGGACCCGTTCCCCAGGTCCCCGCCCAGCGGTCCCCTGAAACCCAGGCCGAACGCCAGGAACTCCTGGCCCGCCTCCTGGACGAACGGTTCCCCGGAATGACCCGCACGCCCACCACGACCACGAAGGACCCACACCATGAGGATCATCGAACTCCACGCTGACAACGTGAAGCGCCTGACCGCCATCGACCTCACCCCAGCGGAGCACGTCCAGATCATCGGCGGGAACAACGCCGCCGGGAAGTCGTCCGTCCTGGACGCCATCTGGCTGGCCCTGGGAGGCGCCGCCGCGTCCCGCGCCATCACCCAGCCCGTCCGCGCTGGGCAGGACACCGCCAGCGTCCGCCTGGACCTGGGTGAGTACATCGTCACCCGCACCTGGAAGGGCGCGAAGTCCACCCTGGTCGTGTCCACCCCGGACGGTGCCCGCCACCAGTCCCCCCAGACCATCCTGGACGGCCTCCTGGGGTCCCTCACGTTCGACCCCCTGGCGTTCACCCGCATGAACCCGAACGCCCAGCGCGCCGCCCTCCTGGACCTGGTGGCCGTCCCCATCGACCTGGACGCCCTGGAGCACCAGCGGGAGACCGCCTACGTCGCCCGCACGGAGGCCAGCCGGTACGTCCGCTCCCTGGAGGGCGCCCTGTTCGCCATGGGCGCCGTAGAGGCATCCGTGCCCGACCAGGAAGTGTCCGCCGCCGACCTCCTGGCCCAGGTCCGTTCAGCCGAACAGCACAATAGGGACCGCCGAAGCGCGGAAGCCGAACTCATGGAGTACCAGCAGACCGTCGCCCGCCTGGAACAGGACCTGAGGTACGCCCGGAACGCCCTAGAGGACACGAAGGACGAACTGGAGACCATGACGCCCGCCATCGACCTGGAGCCGCTGAACCTCCAGGTGGCCGACGCGGAGGAAACGAACGCCGCCGTCCGCCGGAACCACTCCATCCGGGCCACCCAGCACGACCTGGGGAACGCCCGCACCGCCGTGGAGGACTACACCCTCCGCCTGAACGCCCTGGCCCAGACGAAGGCCGACGCCCTGGCCGCCGTCCAGTTCCCCGTGGACGGCCTGGGGTTCGACACCACCGGGGTCACCTACAACGGCCTCCCGTTCTCCAGCGCCAGTTCAGCCGAACAGATCAGGGTCTCCCTGGGCATGGCGATGGCCGGAGCGCCCGCCATCCGGGTCATCCGAGTCATGGACGGCTCCCTCCTGGACGCCGAAGGCATGGCCGCCGTCCTGGAGATGGCCCGCGCCCACGACTTCCAGGTGTGGGTGGAGCGCGTCGGGAACCAGGACCGCGACCAGGGCGCCGTCATCATCGCGGACGGAGCCGTGGCCTAGTGCCCGCTATGCACCACGAAAAGGAGAGCACGATGAACGCGATTCACACCGTCAAAGTGGTCTCGACGGAGGACGACGAGGGCAACCCGCTAGAGCCTGACGTCACCTTCATCTGCCACGGCGACCGGGCCAGCGAGTGCCACGTCTACCCGAACGGCGTGGACGAGTGGGACGCGGAAAGCGACGATCCGCCGCGCGTAGAGCACGACGAGTGCTGGGCATCCGACTGGTTCGAGAACGGTGCTCACCTGTACGAAGGCGCTGACTCCGACCCGACCGGCGACTACGGGCTGCCGCTCATCACGCGCACAGGCTCGGTCGAGATCAGTTACGACGGCGACCGGCTCGTCTGGAACTGGATCGACCCGACCGGCGCATAGCGCCTGGGAAGCGGCATAGGCGCCCCACCCAGGCGCCTACGCCACCCAGAGGACACTGAGACCCCATGGACCCGTTCACCGCCCGCCAGCAGGCCGAAGCACACCGCCGCCTAGTAGAAGCGAACGCCGCCCAGGAACGCCGCCGCCAGGCCATCCTCACCCAGCGCCGCCTCACCCACGACGCCGACCACCCCCTGATCCCCACCCAGCGTTCGGGGTACCCACAGAAGTGAGCACCACCGGAACACCACACCCCCCCACCGGAACACCACGGCACACCCAGCACGCACCCACCACCCCCGCTGGAACACCGATGGAACACCACAAAGCCCCAAACCCCCGCCCAGCACGTCCCAACATGAACCGGAGACCCCGAAATGAACGCCCTCACCCCCGCTGACCTGGCCGTTCCCCTGGTACTCATCCCGTCCCAGTTCGTCGCCATGGACGGCCAGGAACCGTTCCCCTGGGCACAGATCACCCTGGAGATGAGGCCCGCCGCCCCGTTCCAGTGGGTCCTGACCGTCCCCCTGACCGTGGACCTGCCCGTGGGACTGTCCCGGACCATGCCCCTGCCCGTGGCGTTCGGCCCCCAGGACGCCCAGGACGCCCTCCAGGCCGTCGCCCAGGTCCTGCGCCAGTACGCCTCCGACGCCGCCGCCCTGAACGCCTCCGTGGCGTCCGCCGTCCAGACGGCCCTGGTCCCGTGACGGCCCCGGAAATGCCCTCCGCCCACGGGCGGGAGACGAGCCAAACCCCCCCGAACCAGGACAGAACCCTCACCCAGGAGGACCTGGACGCCCTCCGCGTGGCCTTCCAGGCGTTCCTGGACTCGTTCACCACCGCGTTCCAGCCCTATGTGGACCTGTTCCAGGAGATGGCCGACCGCCTGAACCCCCCCACCCAGGAGGGCTACGCCCTGGTGGACGGTCACCACTCCCTGGAACGCCGGGTCCCCTTCCCCTCCGTGCCCGTGCCCGCCGTCGTGTCCTCCCCGGAGTGCAGGCAGGGGAAGCACGCCGTCCCCGGGAAGGTGGGCGGGTGCCTAGGGGAGACCTGGGACGAACTCCAGGACCAGGTGGCCCCGTGCCCGTGTGACTGCCACTACTCCCGCACCGTTCGGGTGCTCCCCCGCACAGACCGCCCGTTCCCCTGAACTAGCGCCGCACCCGCCTGGGACCCTTCACCCCAGGCGGGTGCCCGCGTGTCAGTACCCTGGCCTGGACTCCGCACCACCCCCCCAGGAAGGCGCCCCCGTGGCTGACCAGCAGAACCCAGACGTGGCTGGACCGTGTGACCTCTGGACTGGGGACCTGAACACCCAGGGGTACGGATGGCGCCGCGTCTACGTCCCCGGGTTCGGCCCCCTCCGCGTGCTGGTCCACCGGGAAGCCTGGGAGGCCGCGAACGGCCCCGTGCCCCCCGGCCTGGAACTGGACCACCTATGCCGGGTCAAGGCGTGCCGCGCCGTGGCTCACCTGGAAGCCGTCACCCACCAGGAGAACGTGGAGCGCGCCCAGGCGTACCGGGTGAACTACCGCCCCGACGCCTGCCCGCGCGGTCACCTGTTCACCCTGGAGAACTCCCTCACCTACCACCGCCCAGGCAGGCAGACCGCAGACCGCGCCTGCCGCATCTGCGAGAACGCCCGGGGCGCCATCCGGCGTGCCGCGAACAGGAAGGCCGCCGCCAGTGTCTGAAACCCCCGCCCAGCCAGCCGGACAGAACCCAGATGTTGGCTGGGCGCTAGACGACCTGAACCAGCGCGCGAAGGCCCTGAAGCGCCGCCGGGACTACTACGAAGGCCGCCACGTCAGCGTCATCCCCCCAGGTAAGACCCTCTCCCCCCTGCTCCAGGAACTCCTGGAGGACCTGGTGGACAACCTCTGCGACGACGTGGTGGACGAACCCGTGGCCCGCCTGTCCATCACGAACTGGACCGACCCGTCCATGGCCGACACCGCCGACCTCCCCGACGACGACACGGAGGACACCCCCGGCACCCCGCCCGCACCTGAACAGGTGAACCGTGGCGAACTGGCCCAGGACCTCTGGGACACGAACCGGGGACAGACCCGCGCGAACGCCACCCACCGCGACGGATGGCGCTCCGGGGACGCCTGGAACATCGTGGAGCGCGCGAAGGACGGCACCGTGCGCTGGTTCCCCCAGCGCCCGGAGTGCATGGCCGCCCGATACCAGGAGGACAACCCCGACACCCTGGACGTGGTGGCGAAGGTCTGGAAGTCCGGGCGCGCGTACCGGATGAACCTGTACTACGGGCCGGACTCCGCCGGGGGTGGCCGCCTGGAACGGTGGGCCTCCGCCGGGTCCTCCCACGACGGCGGCGCCCCCCAGGCGAAGGCGTTCGTCCAGATGACCAGCACCACCGACGACGGCACCCGGGACTGGCCCCGCATCCCCGTGTTCCACTTCCCCGCCGACGAAGTGGGTGGCTACGGGCGGTCCGTCCTCACCGACGTGATCCCCCTCCAGGACCTCCTGAACAAGTCCGTGGCCGACCTGGTGGTGGCGATGGAGGACGTGGCCCTGCCCCAGCGGTACGGGACCGGCATCCAGACCAGTTACGAACCGGACGGCACAGAGACACCCCTCCGCCGCCGTGCCCGCTCCGCCGCCGATATGCTCACCACCGCGTCGAAGGACGCCGCGTTCGGGCAGTTCCCCGGTGCGGATATGTCCCAGTTCCTGTCCGTCCAGACCGCGTGGCGTCTGGAGATAGCCCGGAAGGGGTACCTGCCCGCGTACTCCGTGGCCGGGCCGACCGGCTCCAGTTCCACCCCCGCGTCCGGCCTGTCCATGCTGGTCCAGGAAGGGCGCCTCCTGAAGCGGTGCAAAAACGCCCAGGAGGACTGGGGCTGGGTGTGGACGGAGCAGATGGCGTACATGCTCACCCTGTCCGGCACCCCCACCGTCCCCGCCGACCTGGACCTGGAGTGGGCGCCCATCGCCACCCGGGACGAGACGGCCCTCTGGGAACTCCTGACCCTGAAGTCCGGGCTGGGCGTCCCGAAGCGTCAGGTCCTCATGGAGGGCGGGTATGACCAGGACCAGGTGGACGACTGGCTGGACGCGGAAGCCACCGCCCCTGGGGGGCGCCTGGGGTTCCCCGGGACAGGGATAGGCGGGGTGGCGTCCATCACCATGCCCGGGGTGTCCGGCGGGGTGGCCGTCCCAGCGGACGCCCTCCTGCCCCCCCAGCCGGTAGGCGCCCAGGCACCAGCCGCGTGAACCCCACCCGGGTCCTGTTCCCCTAAACGGCAGACAGGACCCGGGTAGTGCGCTACGCTGAACCCACACCGTTCAGCACCGCACCCACCTGGAGCACACCATGGCCGCCACCCTCACCATCGCCCAGCACGTCATCCTGAAGGCCGTCACCTACGCCTTCACCCCCCTGAACGCCAGCCAGGTCCGCGCCGCCGCCGGACTGCCCTCCGCCACCAGCGCCCTGGAGACCACCCAGGCCGCCCTGGCCGACCTCCTGGCCCTGGGCCTGGTGGAGCGCCAGGTCACCGGGGGACGGTCCACCTACCGCGCCACCTGGGACGCCCAGGCCGCCCTGGACGCCCACGAAGCCGCGAAGGCCGCCCAGCACGCCGCCGCCGTCACCGTCCACCCGGAGCGGAACGCGCCCGCCGTGCCCGCCCCGTTCCACTACGTCGCCACCGGCCCCATGGGCCAGGTCTACCGCCGCGCCGTGGGCGCTGACGGCATCACCTACACGTCTGAGGTCCAGTACGGGGACGACGACTACACCACCGCCATGACGATGATGACCCAGGCCCAGACCATGGCCCAGATCACCGGCTCCGTGGCCGCCACCGTGTCCGTGGAGAACGTCCAGGCCGGGCAGGTCGTCAAGGGCGCGTCCGCCACCTGGAACGCCCCCGCCCGCCCCCTGCGCTGAACACCTGAACGCGCTACCCGGCCCCATTCGACAGGGGCCGGGTAGCCCACTACGCTGAACCCGTACCGCCCGCCCACCAGCACCTGGAGTCACCATGACCGCCCCCCGCCTGCGCGCCATCGCCCGCGAGAACGCCGCCACGAAGCCCGCCCGGAAGCACTCCCCCCGCGACCCCCGTGGGGCCGCCGTACGCCGCGCCGGGGAGGCCGTGGACGCCCAGGAGGCCGCCGCCGTGCGCGCCGCCCAGACCCCCACCATCCCTGACTCCCCGCGCGTCCTGGGAGTCCGCGTCCTGGCCGCCGGACTGCCCATGCGGTGTGAGCACAACGTCGGCACCCGGGGCGCCTGCCCGAACACGGTAGGCGCCGTCCTGGTCATGGCCGTGCCGATGGCTACGCGCACCACCGCCGTCATCCGTATGGTCTGCACCAGCCACGGCCAGGTTGCCCGCCGCCAGCAGATGGCCCAGCGATGAACGCCTGGACCGTGACCTCCCCGAACGGGCGCACCGTCACCGAACCCCTCACCGCCGCGTTCGTGCGCGTCCTGCTCCAGGAGGGCTGGGTCCTCACCGCCGTCCGTTCAGGCGAACGTCCCCCCGTGCCTGCCATCGTCCTGGAGTGGCAAGCCGAACAGGCCGCCCTGGACGCCCTCTGACCGCACCGCACGCGCCCCCCTGGCCCACCTGGCAGGGGGGCGCCGCCGTACCCTGGCACCGTGCCAGCCATCGCCCCGACAGAGACCCTGCCTGGGACCCTGTACGCCCAGGCCGCCCAGTACGCCGCGAACCTGGCGAACCATGAGGACCTAGCAGTCAGTCAGGTGAATGCCGCCTGGAGGTCTGTCCAGGCGTCCGCGAACGCTGACCTGGACGCCGTGGTGGACAAGTACGCCCGCGCCGTCGCCCGGGGGGACCGGATCAGTCCCGCCTGGGCGTTCCAGGAGGCCCGCCTAGAGGAAGCGCTGACCACCGCCCGCCGGGAGATTAAGGGGTTCGGGCGGGACGCCGCCACCATCACCGCCCACGCCCAGGCGGAGTCCGCCGCCATGGCCCAGGCCGCCGCCCGGGGCCTGATCCTGCCCGCCGTGTCCCCCGTGCTGGGCGCCACGTTCTCCGCCGTGAACCCCGACAACCTGAAGCGCCTGGTCGGGTTCCTGGGAGATGGGTCTCCGCTGGCGTCCCTGTTCGACGCCATCGGCATCGACGCCCTAGCCCAGGCCCGCCAGGTCCTGTCCTCCGGGGTCCTCCTGGGTCGCTCCCCTGCCCGGATCACCCGGGACCTGCACCAGGCCATGGACCTGCCCCGGCACCGCGCGGAGACCATCGCCCGAACGGAGGTCCAGCGCGTCTACCGGGCCACCAGCCGGGAGACCTACCGGGCGAACGCCGACGTGCTGGAGGGCTGGGTCTGGACCGCGAAACTGTCCCCGTCGTGCTGTTCCGCGTGCATCCTTATGTCCGGCACCCTCCACGACGTGGACGAGACGCTGGATGGACACCCCCGATGCCGATGCACCATGGTGCCCCGCACGAAGTCCTGGGCTGACCTCCTGGGTGACCCGTCCCTCCCCGACACCCGCCCGCCCATCGTGGACGGGAAGGCGTGGTTCCTGCGCCAGTCCGCCGCCGACCGGCGCGCCATCCTGGGTCCCCGGAAGTTCGCTGCCCTGAAGGCCAGGAAGATCACCGTGGACGACCTGGTGGCCCGCCCGTCGAACGACCAGTGGGGCACCATGCGCCGCGAGCGCTCCATGGCGGAGATACGCCAGGGCCGGAACGCGAACGTCCCCACGAAGTCCGTTCAGCCGAACAGTCCCGCCCCCGTGAAGGTGGCACCCCAGGCCCCCGTGAAGCCTGCCGTGGAGACCCGCCAGGCGCGTCAGTATCAGGCCCGTGTGGACGCCTCTGAACGGAACCTCCTGTCCACCCAGAACCGTCTGAACGGGGTGGGGCTGGACGACCCCCGCCGCGCCATCTACCAGCGCATGGTCACAGAGGCCCAGGACG